GACAAGCCGCAAGATGTCTACAAGACGCTTGCAGATGCCGTCAATAAAGTCCTTGACTCGATTTCAAAAGGCTCTAAACAGACTAACGAAGACAAGATTATGGCTGATCTTTGGCTAAAATATGGGGTTGGCAGAAAAGAGTTAAAAACCAATTGCATGACTTTTGTTTACTCTAGTAGACAATATGGCTTTAGTGAACAGATTAAGAAACAAATCATGGAGAATATCACTGACCAAGTTCTGCACTCCAAGACCGCTAAAACTCACTTTTTTGGTGACATCAAGTCGCAAGATAAAGCAGCTAAGTTCCTAGCAGGCATTTCCTATGCGTGTGTTCAGCAAGTGCTAAGTCCTGCGGCAGAAGGCATGGACTTCTTTCAAAAGTGTGCAGGCGCATTAGCTAAAGAGGGTAAGCCAATGCACTGGCGTACACCAATCGGGTTCCCAGTGACGCAGAAGTACACGAAGTGGAACACACAAAAAGTTAAAGTGTACCTCTACGACAGAGTGGCAGGAATTAAGAAACGCGCTCAGATCACTTTAAACACGCCTGATCCTGATCGCATCTGTGTACGCCAAAGCAAGTCTGGTATATCACCTAACATCATTCACTCCATGGACTCTTCGCACCTCCTGTCCACCGTACTTGCTTTAAAAGAGCGGGGCATCAACGACATGATGATGATTCACGATAGTTTTGCTGTCCCTTGCGAACACAGTTGGGACTTGTTCAACATCGTCAGAGAGACTTTTATCGGCCAGTACGATGACTACTGTCTGTACGAGGCAATCTGGAAAAGCACGATGCAGCAGTTGTCTGATACCTCAGAAATCGAGGAACTCCCTCGACCTTCCAAAGGCGATCTAGATTTAGCCAAGATAGCAGATTCGGATTTCTGCTTTGCCTAAAACAGTGTAAGACCCTCCAGCAAACCTACCCCCCACAAGCCCACTTTTTAGTGGGTTTTTTATTGTGTCCACCTATATGAAGTAACCACAAGAGTAACGACCCGTGAAACCAACAGAACGCGCTTACGCACTTGCCAAAATATGTATGCAAAGAGGTGAACGACTACCTCTTGTGCTGCTTGACGAAGCCAAAAGACTATCGATCAGTCTTTCGAGTTACGTCACACATGCCGAAGAAACTAAACCCAATAAATCTAAAATTGAAACGAAGGAGAGTCCAAATGGCTCGTAGAATTAAATTTACCACCCCAGCAGGAACAGCAGTTTACCCACACTTGAACAAGCCAGATGTTCAGTTCAATCCAGATGGTGTCTACAAGACCTCGCTGGCAATGGATGAATGTGACAATTTGATTGCGCTCTGTGAAGAATTAGGGCGTGAAGAATTTGGTGACAAAGTAAAGTTCAAAACGCCTTTTAACCGTGACGAAGAAAGCGGCCAGATGGTAGTTAAAGTCAAATCGAAGTACGCCCCGATGTTTTTTGATTCCACGGGCGAAATTATGCAGGGCGATCAGATCCCCCAGTTGTGGGGCGGCTCTACATTAAAGCTTGGTGGGACGATCTCTGCTTACTCTGTGTCCGGCTCAAAAGGTATTTCTTTGCAACTTAAAAAAGTTCAAGTCATCACGCCAATCTCAGGCAGCAACGATGGCGATGAGTCAGGATTTGATGCAGTTGACGGTGGCTATATCGCCAAAGAAATTCTCAAAGAGGAGTTCAATAGTGACGAGCAGGATGCAGACGAAGAAGCGATGGTACAAGAATCTGCAAGCCGATTCTAGGGCAAAAGCTGTTGGTATCGCCAACGGTTTTCGATCTGGTCTAGAGTCGAAAATCTCAAAGCAAATTACTGATGCTGGACTGGAGTTGTCTTATGAGACAGACAAGATAACCTACCATGTCCCATCCCGCATTTCTAAGTACACCCCAGACTTTAAGCTGCCTAAACAAGGTGGCTTTTTTTATGTTGAAACAAAAGGCATATGGGATTTAGAAGACAGGAAAAAGCATCACTATATCAAAGAGCAACATCCAGACATTGACATTAGATTTGTATTTTCTAATGCCAACAACAAACTTTATAAGTCATCGAAAACCACCTACGGGAACTACTGCGAAAAGCACGGCTTCCGATGGGCGCATAAAACGATACCTACGAAGTGGCTGGTCGAGTAGACAGCTAAAGGAGAGCAGAGGGGGTGGCCGAAAGGTTGCCCCCTTTTTTATTAAATAAAGGAAAACAAATGTGGATACTACCAAAGAACTACCCACTGTCCTCTCACTATGCAGCGGATTTTGTGGCATCGAAAGAGGACTTGAGCTTGCAGGGTTTAAACATCGAGTCATCGCTTTTAGTGAAATCGAAGCCTTCGCCATTGCGAACTTGGTTAACAAGATGGAAGCCAACCTCCTACCTCCCGCACCTATTTATACGAATCTTAAAACCCTGCCAGTGGAATGCTTTCGAGACAGAGTTGACCTCATCACTGGCGGTTACCCATGTCAGCCATTTTCGGCAGCAGGACAGCGAAAAGGAACAGATGATCCCAGACACCTCTGGCCTTACATCAAAGAAATCATCAGAGCAGTTCGACCTGTTCGATGCTTCTTCGAGAATGTCGAAGGACACATTAGCCTTGGACTCAGAGAAGTCATTAGCGATCTGGAAAGCCTCGGTTATCTCACGGCGTGGGGAATATTCAGTGCGGCTGAAGTCGGCGCTCCTCACCAGAGAAAGCGAGTGTACATCTTGGCCGACTCCATCTGCACACGAAGCGAGACTGGGATATCAGGACAGGAGCGACCCAACCAAGAAGGGAACGCAGGAATCACTGACAACTGTGATAGTGAACAGAGCGGGTGGCAGATTGGAATGCCCTGGCCAGCTGAACCCAGAATTTGTCGAGTGGTTGATGGGTGTGCCGACAGGGTCGACAGAATTAGGATGTTGGGAAATGCAGTAGTGCCGCAAACAGCCGCAAAAGCGTGGCTGACGTTAAGTAAAAGACTTTGAAAAGGGGAAACACGATGGCATATACGGATAACGCATGTTGGGAATTGAATACGGTTTGCGAAGAATGCGGGGGTAAGAATTCTAAGGCTCTATACCTTCAAGATTGTGGTGGTCAATACACATACTGCTACAAGTGTAATAAACGTGCTGTTTTACGTGCGTCCGACCCTTTGGTCAATTTAATGTCGGGAGGCAAGGACAATGAGTTTAACACTAGAAAATAATGCCCAAAACCAACAAGAAAGCGAGAAGCTGCACCACATACCATGTGAAGCTTGTGGCTCCAGAGATAATGCCGCTGTGTATACGGACGGCCATACATACTGCTTCGGATGTCGAAACATTCAACACGGCGATGAAGACGGTTTAATTATCCAGGCACAAGCGCCCAAGCGATCTCAAGATTTAATTGACGGCTACTACACCACATTATCGAAGCGTGGGATATCTGAAGAGACCTGTCGTAAATTCGATTACCAAGTCACCGACAACCACAAAGGAAGGCCACACCACATTGCCAACTATCGGGATGCGGATGGCGTAGTGATCGCACAGAAAGTTCGAGATGCCGATAAGAACTTTAGTATCTTAGGTGATGCAAAGAGTATGACCCTGTTTGGGCAGCACTTGTGGAATGGTGGTCGGAAATTAGTGATCACCGAAGGCGAAATCGATTGCCTTTCTGTCTCCCAGATTCAAGGTAACAAATGGCCGACAGTCAGCCTTGGTGGGGGTGCATCCAGTGGTAAGAAAGCATTGATAGCCGCTTGGGACTGGCTGCTGGCCTTTGAAGAAATTATCTTAATGTTTGACCAAGATGCCAGCGGCCAGAAAGCGGCCATTGAGTGTGCTGAGTCATTGCCTATTGGCAAGGTCAAGATAGCCAAGCTACCACACAAAGACGCTAACGAGTGCCTACAAAAGGGGGATGGTAAAGCGATCATTGACGCTATCTGGAGAGCAAAAGATTGGAGGCCAGACGGCATTGTTTCAAGTGATGACTTCAGGGATATCATAGGAAAGTCAGATTCAAAAAGCACCGTGGCCTACCCGTACAAACGACTCAATGAGATGACTCGCGGTATACGCACTGGCCTTGTGACTATCTGTGCAGGATCGGGTGTGGGCAAAAGTACTTTTATTCGCGAGGTTGCTTATGCGCTTCACCGTAGTGGTCAGACAGTAGGCATGTTGATGCTAGAGGAGACCAACAAAAGGACGCTACAAGGTCTGGTTGGACTCCACATGGAGAAAAACATCACCATCGATGAAGACTGTGCAGGTGAACCCGAAGTCGTTGAAGCCTATGACAGCCTGCTAGGTGGTAACCCTGTTTATCTGTTTGATCACTTTGGGTCTACTGCTGTTGACACCATTGTTAACAGAATTCAATACATGGTTAAAGGCATGGGCTGCAAGCATATCTTTTTAGACCATGTGAGTATTTTGGTCAGCGGCTTAACTGGACAAGTGACGGACGAACGTAGGCTGATCGATCAGATAATGACTACTCTTAGAAAGCTAGTGCAGGAGTTAGACATATGTTTATTCCTTGTGAGCCACCTAAAGCGTCCAGAAGGTAACAAAGGCCATGAAAATGGTGCAAAGGTTCAACTATCGCAACTCCGTGGAAGCCACGCATTGGCGCAACTCGCAGACTTTTGTATTGGCTTACAAGTCAACGAAGAAGACCCAAGCGATGACACCCGCGAAATAGTTTTACTCAAGAATAGATTTACTGGCGAAGTCGGCAATGCTGACACCCTGCAATACAACCGCACCACCGGAAGACTCTTAGAAGTCAATTCGATAGAACGCTTCTAAAACACACTAAAACGAAAAAACAAAGGAGAGACAAAATGTCTTCAACAGAGCAAACTCGTCTTGAAAAAGACTTTCAAAAGTTTCACTCAAAGAACCCTGCCGTATGGCTAGAATTTAAACGCTATACGTTTGAGTCCATTGAGTCAGGTAAACAGCACTATTCAGCCGCCTTAATAATCCAAAAGATAAGGTGGGATTCAACCATCAATACCAGTAAGACTAATGCGTTTAAAATACCCAACGCAACAGCAGCTTATTACGCCAGATTATTTCATAAGTCTTTCCCTGCCTACAAAGGCTTCTTTAAAACTTTTGAGTTTGAAAGTTACAGCGGTGAGCAGGTACTTGAAGTACGCCAAGCCGAGTTTGCGCTGTGAGCCGCTTAGTGTTCGATATTGAAACGAACGGCTTATTACCGCAACTTACAACCATCCACTGTATCGCTATCCGTGACTTAGATGAATGTGATCGCAGGGTTAACTCAATGAAGACGTACCGACCCACTGAGATCGAAGATGCTTTGGATCGTCTTGAGTGTGCCGATGAAATCATTGGGCATAATGTGATTGGCTTTGATATTCCTGCGATACAAAAGCTATTCCCCGATTGGAAGCCAAAGGGCAAGGTGACCGACACACTCGTACTCTCTCGCTTAATTAAAGCTGACCTACTTACAGATGACTCTATGCGTGTAAAGCACCCAGAAGGCTTTTTGAAACGCTTTTATGGCTCTCACAGTTTAAAAGCGTGGGGTATGAGAATGGGTAACTTAAAGGGTGATTATGATGGCGGCTGGGATACGTTCAACGAAGACATGCTTCTCTATATGGTTCAAGACGTAAACGTCACCTGTGATCTGCTTAAACTGCTATGCCTGGATAACGACTTCTCTGAAAGATGTATCGAGTTAGAACATGATCTGGCCGAAGTGTGTTTCAGGATAGGTAACAATGGCTGGACGTTTGATGGCGAGAAGGCTGCTGCGCTATACGCAACACTTTGTCAAAGACGGCTTGATCTAGAAATAGATTTAGCAACTCTATTTGAGCCGTGGGAGATTCGCACACCATTTACTCCAAAGGTCAACAACAAGTCCCGTGGCTACGAGAAAGGTGTGACGATAGATAAGGTAGTGGAAGTCCACTTCAACCCTAACTCTCGCAAGCACATTGCCCGATGTCTTATTGAAAAATACAACTGGAAGCCAAAAGTTTTTACTCCTAGTGGTGACGCGAAGATTGATGAAGATGTACTTATTGCGATGTCTTACCCAGAAGCTAAAAAACTTGCAGAAGCATTTCTAGTACAGAAGCGTATCGCAATGCTGTCGGAAGGCAATGCCGCTTGGATGAAGCTGGTCGATGGTGACGGTAAGATCAGGCATAACTTAATTTCTGGAGGCACAATCTCAGGCCGCGCAAGTTGTCGGTCACCGAATCTTCAGCAAATTCCCAGTACTCGCTCAGTCTACGGACAAGAGTGCAGAGAGTTATTTACTGTGCCTAAAGGTTGGCTGTTGGTCGGCAGTGATCTCTCCGGTTTGGAATTACGCTGTCTGGCTAATGTATTAGAAGATGGAGGTGAGTACGCCAAGCAGATTTTAGAGTCGGACATTCACACCTTTAATCAAGAGGCTGCTGGGTTAGTAACACGCGACCAAGCAAAGACATTTATTTACGCCCTAATGTATGGCGGGGGTGATTCGATGATCGGAAAAATCGTAGGCGGCACTGCAAAAGACGGTAAGCGCCTAAAGGGTGACTTTGATAAGAACGTGCCAGCCTTTAAGAGGCTCAAAGCAGAACTAAAATCGGCCTTCAAACAAAAAGGCTGGCTGCGAGGCATTGATGGGCGAAAGCTATTTGTACGCTCAGAACACCGATGTCTCTCTCAGCTACTTCAGTCGAGCGGCGCAATTTTGTGCAAAGAATGGGTCAGGTTAATTGACCAACAAATAAACACGCAAGGGCTAGACGCTTACATCATGGGCTGGGTTCACGATGAGGTTCAGATCGCTTGTAAAAATAAAGAGGTAGCAGAGAATGTCGGTAATATCGCTAGAAGAACTGCGCTTGCGGCGGGAGAAGCGTTTGGCTTCTCAATCCCAATCGAAGCAGA